CGAAGGAAACAATGTTACAGCTTTCCAAATTGAATTCTTAGATGGTGTAAAGCATGTAATGGGTGAATATTGGAATTACATTGAAGACTTTATCGAGGATATGAAAAAAGTATTCCCAACACTTCAAGATGATTGGGGAATCTACATTCCAGAGGTAAAATATCTTTCACCTGAACCACTTGTAAATTACCGCAATTTATCTCTAACTAAGTTTCCAAATGTACACTTTGTAGGAGATGCACTTTCAGCTCGTGGTATTACAGTTTCAGGAGCTCAAGCAATTTATGTTGCTGAAGACATCCTTTCTTATTATCTTAGAGACAAAGAATACCCAGAATTTATTAGCCATTACGTAGCATGAAAAAACAAACAATTTACGAAGAGCGTCGAATGAAGTCAAAAGGCGCATACCATTATTTCTTTAAAGAAAGTGGAAGTGATGCTTGGAAATATCATAACTGGGAAGGACCAGCAGTAGAACCAGTTGATGAAGATTCTGAACTTAAAAAAGAATACTATCTATATGGTAAGCAATTAACTATAGAAGAATGGACTGAAGCACGTAAAAATAGAGAAGGTTTACCTTGGTATAAAAATGCTTCAATGAAAGGAACAACAAGATTCTAATATGAGAGAACATTCACTTCAAGCTCAACCTTATGAAGGTAAACGAGTAGAGAAAGCTTGGGGCTACGAGCTTTGGATTATTAATAATGAACTCTATTGTGGTAAACTTTTAGTGTTCAAGCAAGGTAAACAATTTTCAATGCATTATCATTTGCTTAAAGATGAAGCATGGTATGTTTCTGAAGGTGTGTTTAACTACAAATATATTGATACTGAAACAGCTACTGAGATTGAAATGGTTATTGAAAAAGGAACTTGTATTCATCTCCTCCCAGGACAACCCCACCAACTCTTGGCTTTAACAGAAGGAGCTACTATATTTGAGGTATCAACTCAACATTTCGATTCAGATAGTTATAGAGTAAAACCAGGAGATTCACAGTTATGAAAATAGGTTTTTGTGGTACAATGAGTGTAGGTAAAACTACACTCGTTAACGCACTTAAAGAACTTCCAGAGTTCAAAGATTATACATTTAGAACAGAACGTTCCAAATATTTAATGGAGTTAGGTATTCCTTTGAATACCGATTCAACATTAAAAGGTCAATGTGTATTCTTAGCTGAACGTGCTAGTGAATTAATGCAAGAAAATATTATTACTGATCGTACTATAATTGATATTATTGCATTTACCAAAGCAGCCGATTCAATTGACCATTATGAAAAGGGAGATTTTGTAGAACTAGCCTCCCACCTCCTTTCAGAATATGATTATATCTTTTATGTTTCTCCTGAAGGAGTAGATATGGAAGATAATGGTGTTCGTGAAACAGATTTAAAGTATCGTGAATTAATTGATTTTATTATTCAAAATACTATTTATAAGTATAAATATAGAATTAAACAATTATATACTATAAAAGGTACTACTGAGGAGCGTATTCAACAGGTAAAAGAAGCGCTTTCTTTGTGATATTTATAGTAAACTGAATATGGGAAAATATACTAGAATATTAAGTTATATTGCTTTAATTTTAGTTATTATAGCGGTTTATAGAAGATTAGATCAAAGTAGTAATTTAAAAGGTAAAATCAACGAGCTTGAGCGAGCTAATGATTCGCTTCAAGCTCAAGTTGACTCTACACACATTGCAATAAATAAACTAGATAGTATAGCTGAAGGTTATAAACTTCAAATACAAGAAGATAAATCTAAACTAGCAGATCTTCAAGCCAAAGCCAATTTATATAAACAAAAGTATAATGAAGAACATAATCGCATTTCTGGGCTTAGTGGTAATGCCTTGGTTAGCGAATTCACAAACGCTTTCAACTGAGGAATATTGTAATGTACCATGCCGTACATTAAAAAATGCTCTCATATTTAAAAATGAGTGTGAACTTATTAAAGGACAATTAATAGTAGCTAGAGATTCTGTTACTATTTTAAATAAAATAACAGCAGGGCAAGATTCTTTACTTGCCACACAAGATTCTATTATCTTTTTATACATAGGTAACGAAGTACGTTATTTACGAATGTTAGAAAATAAAGATGAAATTATTAAAGTAAAAGATAAACAAATTAAACAAGAAAAATTTAAAATGTTAGCAGGCTGGGCAGTTGCTATTTTAAATACAACTTTTCTTATAACTAAGTTAATATGAGTGAGTCAAATTTAAGACAAATAATTCAACAAGAATATATAAAGTGTGCTACAGACCCAGCTCACTTTATGAAAAAATATTGCTATATTCAACACCCTCAAAGAGGCAGAGTATACTTTAATCTATACCCCTTCCAGGAAAAAGCTCTTCACCTTTGGAGAGATAATCCTTACTCTGTTGTACTTAAATCTCGCCAGTTAGGTATTTCAACCCTAGCAGCAGGTTATTCTTTATGGTTAATGTTATTCCATAAAGATAAAAACGTACTTTGTATCGCAACCAAACAAGAAACCGCTCGTAACATGGTTACAAAGGTTAAGTTTATGTTCGATAACTTACCTTCTTGGTTAAAGATACCAGCAGACGAAAATAATAAATTATCATTAAGATTAAATAACGGATCTCAAATTAAAGCAACTTCAGCATCAAGTGATGCTGGTCGATCAGAAGCAGTATCACTTCTACTAATCGACGAGGCTGCGTTTATTGAAGGAATTGGAGAAATATGGGCATCAGCACAACAAACACTAGCAACGGGTGGTGGAGCAATAGTACTATCCACCCCCTATGGAACTGGAAACTGGTTCCACCAGACATGGGTGAGAGCAGAATCAGGGGAGAACGATTTCTTACCTATCAAGTTACCTTGGTACGTACACCCTGAACGAGACGAAGCTTGGAGAAAACGACAAGATGAATTATTAGGTGACCCTAGATTAGCAGCACAAGAATGTGACTGCGACTTCAGTACTTCAGGTGATGTTGTATTTTATCCTGAATGGTTAGAATTTATAAAAGAAACCACTATTAAAGACCCGGTAGAGCGTAGAGGTGTAGACCAAAATCTTTGGGTTTGGGAACCAGCTGATTACTCTAGAGATTATATGGTATTAGCTGACGTAGCTCGTGGTGATGGTAAAGACTTTTCAACATTCCACGTAGTTGATATTGAAACTAATACACAAGTAGCAGAATATAAAGGTCAATTGCCTACAAGAGAATTTGGTTTTCTTTTAGTAGCTATTGCTACCGAATATAACAATGCTTTATTAGTAATTGAAAACGCTTCAATTGGCTGGGCAACTATTGAAGCTGTAATAGAAAGAGGATATAGAAACCTCTATCACTCACCTAAGAGTGACCAATTAACAGCTGAGTCGTATCTTAAAACATATGAGAATGACTCAAATATGGTACCTGGTTTTACAATGTCTATGAGAACTAGACCATTAGTAGTTAATAAGTTTAGAGAATTTGTGGGAGATAAAAGTGTAACTATTCGTTCAAAACGTTTACTTGAAGAAATGAAAGTATTTGTTTGGAAAAATGGTCGCCCCGAAGCACAAACCGGATACAATGATGATTTAGTTATGCCTTTTGGGGTTGGTATGTTTTTAAGAGATACATCACTTAAATTCCAACAACAAAATCTAGATTTAACTCGCAGTGCCCTAAATAACATTCAAAGAAGAGACCAACCCCAATTTGCATATGGTCGCCAAGTTCAAAATCCTTACACTCATAAAGTAAATGGGCAAAATGAGGATTTAAAATGGCTATTATAATATTTATACGATATGGCACAAACTGATATTTTTTCAAGATTAAGACGACTTTTTTCTACTGATGTTATTATCCGTAGTGAAGGTGAGGGTCAATTAAAAGTTATTGATCCCGATAGAATCCAAAGTACTGGTGAATTCCAAACTAATTCAGTTGTTGACAAATTTGGAAAACTATACACTAACCCAGCTTCTACCTCTCTTTTAGCTCAACAATTTAATCTTAATTATCAATATTATAGAACTTATCTATATGGTGATTATGATACTATGGATACAGATGCGATTATTGCATCTGCTCTTGATATTGTAGCTGATGAGTGTACTTTAAAAAATGACATGGGAGAGGTACTTCAAATTAGAAGTAGTGATGAAGATATTCAAAAGATTCTTTACAACCTTTTCTATGATGTATTGAACATTGAGTTCAATTTGTGGTCTTGGATTCGTCAAATGTGTAAGTATGGTGATTTCTTTGTTAAATTAGAAATTGCTGAAAAGTTTGGTGTTTATAATGTTATCCCTTACACTGCTTATCACATCCAAAGAAAAGAAAATTTTGATCCTAAAAACCCTGCTAAAGTAGAATTCCTCTATAATCCAGATGGTTACTTTACTGGTGGTTCAGGTTACTATGCTACTCCTAATGAAAGTGTAGATAATGCAAATGCTATTAAATTTGATAATTACGAGATAGCTCACTTCCGTTTAATTACAGACGTAAATTATCTTCCCTATGGTCGTTCTTATTTAGAACCCGCTCGTCGTTTGTTTAAACAATATGTGTTAATGGAAGACGCAATGCTTATCCACAGGATTGCTCGCGCTCCAGAAAAACGTATTTTTTACATTAACGTAGGTAATATTCCACCTCAAGAAGTTGATGCCTTCATGCAGAAGACTATCAACAACATGAAAAAGACTCCATTAATTGATGAGAAAACAGGTGAATATAACCAAAAGTATAACATGCAGAATATCCTTGAGGATTTCTTCATTCCTGTAAGAGGTAACGATACTGCAACTAAAATCGATACTACAAAAGGTCTTGAATATAATGGTATTGAAGACGTGGCTTACTTACGTGATAAATTATTCGCAGCCCTTAAGGTGCCTAAAGCATTCATGGGTTACGAAAAAGATTTAACAGGTAAAGCTACTTTAGCTGCTGAAGATATTCGCTTTGCTCGCACAATTGAGCGCATCCAGAAGATTGTATTATCTGAATTGTATAAAATCGCTTTAGTACACTTATACACACAGGGATACGATGGAGAACAATTAACTAATTTCGAATTAGGTTTAACTACTCCTTCTATTATCTATGACCAAGAGAAAATAGCATTGCTAAAAGAAAAAGTAGTATTAGCTAAAGAAATCATGGAGACTAGACTTCTCCCAACAGATTGGATTTACGACAATGTATTCCACTTCAGTGAAGATCAATTTGATGAGTATAGAGACTTAATTGTTGAGGATCAAAAACGTGCCTTTAGAAATACTCAAATTTCTGATGAAGGTAATGACCCATTAGAAACAGGTAAATCTTATGGTACTCCACATGATCTAGCTTCTTTATATGGTAAGGGTAGATATGAAGCTAATTCAGTACCTGATGGATATGATGAAAAAGTTCCATTAGGTCGCCCTGAAGAAAAAGCATCTAATAGAAATACCCAAAAAGATAATTTTGGTAAGGATAGATTGGGTACTAAATCAATGAAAGTTGATGACCAAGAGGATTTCGGTAAAAATAATTTTAAAGGTGGCTCACCTTTAGCATTAGAAAATGCAAAAAATGTATTTGCAAAAAATAAAACTTTGATCGAAGGATTACAAAAGAAATTAGTATTTGAAAGTGATAGAAATAAAGAATCACTATTAGATGAATCTAATTTAACTGAGTAAGAATCCTTATATATTTATAAGAAATCCTGAATTAGGAATGAATATTAAACATTCAAAATATAAGAATACCGGTATTCTATTTGAATTACTTGTTAGACAGGTAACAGCCGATACCCTTAATGGTGCTAATTCGCCCGCACTTAATATAATTAAATCCTTTTTTGCTAAGAGTGAGTTGGGTAAAGAGTTAAAATTATATGAAGCTCTTAATAAAAATACTCAATTACATGAATCTCAAGCTAATAATTTAATTAATATTCTACTTGAGGGTTCTAAAAAATTAAATAGGAGCACTTTAAGAAGAGAGAAATATAATCTTATTAATGAGATTAAAAAACATTATAATTTAGAAGAATTTTTTAAATTTAAACTTCCTAATTATAAAGCTTATGCTTCTTTTTATAATTTATTAGAAATACATAATTCTTCTGAATTTACTAATCCTGATATTATTATTAATAATAAGGTAACTCTTTTAGAATATCTTAGTTCAGCCCCAATCTCAGAAGAAAAAGTAACTAATGACATTCTTGAAGAATTTAAAAGTCAAGATAAAGAAGTTAGAATTTTAGCATACAAATTGATGCTAGAAAAATTTAATGGCAAATACGCCAACTTATACCCCAGCCAAAAAGAAATCCTCAAAGAATTTATCACATCAGTTGAATCAAATTCTAAATTGAAATCTTACTATAACGAAAGGGTAAATTCTATTAAAGAAGAACTTAATAACATTTTACATAAAGTAGAAAATAAAGTTGT